CAGTAATTAGTTTAAGCATATTTATGGCAAGTTGCTCTTTAATGCAAGGAGTTAAACCTGTAGAAGTTAGAAGCATTGCAGAACGTGCACCTCTGTATCACCCACCTTTGCCATATTCAATGAGTCTGTCTAAAGTGGATTGGGAAATAATTACACCAGAGCTTATGCAAGAATATCTTGATCTAGTAGAAAAAGGTGAAGCACCTAGAAAAGCATATTATGCACTTTCTAGTAAAGAATATGAAAACCTATCTATGGATATGGCTGAAATCACTCGCTACACCAAAGACATACTTTCAATAATCAAATACTATAGAGAATTAGACAAACCACAGGAGAAAGAAGATGAGTAAATCACCAGAAACTTTTGTTTACAGAGCTACCTTAGAAAGAGTTATAGACGGAGATGGATTTGTCCTAAAAGAGATTGATTTAGGGTTTAACATAAAATTAGCAAAACAAAATGTTAGAATGGCTGGAATTGACACACCAGAATCAAGAGTTAATACGAAAAGACAGCCAGAAAGAATTTCTGAAAAAGCATTAGGTTTAAAAGCCAAAGAAAGACTAAAAGAACTTTTAGCTGGTGATATAACAATTAAATCTTTAGGTCGTGGCAAATACGGAAGATTGCTTGGCATACCCTATGATTGCAATGGAAATGATATTTGTGCAAAACTTATTGAAGAAGGTTTGGCTTCACCTTATTGGGGTGGTACAAAAAAAGCTAAAGTTAGAGAAGACGGAACGTGGGGAGAATAACATGCAAATATCACAAGAAGGATTAGCGTTAATTAAAAAGTTTGAAGGTTGTGAGCTAGAGGCTTATAAGTGTCCGGCTGGTGTTTGGACTATAGGATATGGCCATATCAAAGGTGTTGAAGAAGGCAATAAGATAACTAAAGAAGAGGCAGAATACATGCTTCAAGAAGAAATGATTGAATACGAAGGTTATGTCAATGACATGGTAGATGTAGAATTAAACCAAAGCCAATACGACTCTTTGTGTGCTTGGGTTTACAATTTAGGTCCAAACAATTTTAGAAATTCAACTCTTCTTACTGTTTTAAATCAAGAAAGATACCCTGAAGTTCCACAAGAAATAAAACGCTGGAACAAAGCTTCAGGAGAGGTCCTAGATGGTTTAATACGCAGAAGAGAAGCAGAGGCTTTATTATTTGAAGGAAAAGAATGGTATGAGGTTTAGTGGTTGTAATAAATGCACTATACTAATCTTAGACACATTGTGTTTAGGGTTGAGTGGCTACTATGTCACTACCTAGTTGCTCAACCTGACTTAGACATGAGCGACATATCTTTTAAAGACTTTGATATTCTTTCAGAGCAAGACAAAGAGGAAGCTCTTAATCTATTGCACCGGTATGACCAAATAGACAAACAAGATGTTTGCCAAAAAGATTTTATAAGTTTTGTTAAACATTTATGGCCAGAGTTTATAGAAGGAAGGCACCATAAAATAATAGGCGACAAATTCAATAAAATTGCACAAGGTAAACTAAAAAGATTAATTGTTTGTTTGCCCCCAAGACATTCTAAGTCTGAATTTGCTTCTACATATTTTCCAGCTTGGATGATGGGCAGAAGAGGTGACTTGAAAATTATACAAACCACGCACACAGCAGAATTGGCTGTACGATTTGGTCGTAAGGTAAGAAATATTATTGACAGCGAAGAATATCAACACATATTTCCAGAGCTGCAACTGCAATCCGACAACAAATCTGCGGGACGTTGGACTAGCAACATGGAAGGCGAGTTCTTTGCTGCTGGTGTTGGAGGTGCTATTACAGGTCGTGGTGCAGATTTACTAATTATTGATGACCCACATTCAGAGCAAGACGCTTTGTCTCCTAAATCGTTAGAATCAGCTTACGAGTGGTATACGTCAGGCCCTAGGCAAAGACTACAGCCGGGTGGCATTATTGTGATAGTAATGACGCGATGGAGCACGAAAGATTTGGTTGGAAAAGTATTAAAAAAACAAGGTGATGAAAACGCAGACCAATGGGAAGTAGTTGAGTTTCCAGCAATTATGCCAGAAACAGAAACTCCTTTATGGCCTGAATTTTGGAAAAAAGAAGAACTCCTGTCAGTCAAAGCATCACTGCCGGTTTCTAAATGGAACTCACAGTGGATGCAAAATCCTACTTCTGAAGAAGGCAGTATAGTAAAAAGAGAGTGGTGGAGAGAATGGAAAGGTGAAGAAATACCCAGTTATGAATATGTTATACAAAGTTACGATACGGCTTTTTCTAAAAAAGAAACGGCTGATTACTCTGCAATCACTACTTGGGCAATATTTAAAGATCGTGATGAAGTTGAACAAATAATACTGTTAGACGCAAAGCGATACAGAGTGGATTTTCCAGAATTAAAAAGAATTGCTTTCGATGAATACAAATACTGGGAACCTGACTGTGTGTTGATTGAGGCAAAGGCATCTGGTACACCTTTGACACAAGAATTAAGAAGAATGGGCATACCTGTTACAGCTTATTCACCAAGCAGAGGCCAAGATAAAGTAGCCAGAATGAATAGTGTGGCACCTATATTTGAATCTGGTATGGTTTGGGCACCAGACGAAAGTTATGCAGATATGGTCCGAGAGGAAATGGCCTCTTTTCCGTTTGGTGACCATGACGATTTTTGTGACAGTGCTACAATGGCATTAATGAGATTCAGGCAAGGTGGTTTTTTATCTTTAAAAGAAGATTACCAAGACGAAGTAAAGTTTTTATCTAAAGACAGAACGGTGTATTATTAATGAAAATATATACAACTAGATTTATACACGACACAACGGAATACGATGGTCCCGATATACACGCCGAAAACATAGGACAGGCAGAATTAATAGCAGAATCACAAGGATTAATTTTAGAAGGAGAGCTGACTGATTTATTTTCTTTAGGTGACCACATGCGACCTAGGGTGCTACACTAAACGATTATGGCAATAGATAAAGCATTAGAACCAAACAACAATCTTGACGTTATAGAGCAAGGTTCCACAGTTACGATACCACAAGAACCTTCAAGACAAGATTTAATAAGCGATGCTGCTCAAATTCTTGTAAATGAAAATGAAATATTGGTAGGAGATGAGTTGGAAGATGAACCAATGCCCGATATGGAATTTGATTCAAATTTAGTAGATTTTATTGATCCGAGTATTCTCACAGAATTGTCATCGGATTTAATCAGTTCCGTAGATAGCGACAAACAATCAAGAGGTGAGTGGGAAAAAACTTACACAGAAGGTTTGGAATATTTGGGAATGAAGTTTGATGACTCAAGAAGCCAGCCGTTTGAAGGCTCCAGTGGTGTAATTCACCCGATATTAGCAGAGGCCGTTACTCAATTCCAAGCTCAAGCATATAAGGAAATGCTACCAGCAAAAGGGCCTGTAAAAACTGAAATTGTCGGTGCTAAAACTGTAGAAACTGAAAGCCAAGCAGAAAGAGTGCAAGAGTTTATGAACTATTACATTATGAATGTAATGCAAGAGTATGACCCAGAGCTTGATATGTTGTTATTTTACTTACCGCTTGCTGGTTCTGCATTTAAAAAAGTTTATTTTGATTTTGTAACAAACAAAGCAATATCTAAATTTATACCACCAGAAGATTTAATCGTTCCTTATGAAGCATCAGACATATCTTCAGCTGAAAGAATTACACACGCCATTAACATGTCTCTTAATGAAATTAAGAAACAACAAGTTACTGGTTTTTACGCAGACGTAGAAATAAGTGACCAAGACTATAGCGAAGACGACTCTGACATAAAATTGCAAATTGATGAGATACAAGGCATAGAATCAAGTTACAAAGAAGACAGAAACAGAACCATTTATGAAATACACACGGTTTTAGACATAGAAGGATTTGAGGATGTAGATGCCAATGGAGAACCTACAGGGCTTAAACTTCCTTATATCATCACTATTGATGAGGCTTCAGAGACTGTTTTATCCATAAGAAGAAATTATTTAGAAACCGACCCATTAAAAAACAAAATTAACTATTTTGTGCAGTACAAATTTTTGCCGGGACTTGGATTTTATGGTCTAGGTCTTTCGCACATGATTGGTGGTATATCCAAAGCATCCACATCTATTTTAAGACAACTTATAGACGCTGGAACTTTAGCCAATTTACCAGCTGGTTTTAAAGCCAGAGGCATGAGAATCAGAGATGAAGACCAACCGTTGCAACCGGGTGAGTTTAGAGATGTAGACACCACGGGTGGCAGTTTGAGAGAAAATCTTATACCTTTGCCTATAAAAGAACCTAGCAACGTGCTTATGCAGTTACTCGGTCTGTTGGTTGATTCGGGAAAAAGATTTGCTGCTATTGCTGATATGAATGTTGGCGACAGTAATGCAGCCATGCCGGTAGGCACAACCGTTGCTCTACTCGAAAGAGGAACGAAAGTAATGAGTGCCATACACAAAAGATTGCACTACGCACAAAAAAAAGAATTTCAACTTTTGTCTAAAGTTTTTTCAGATTATTTACCCCCAGAATACCCTTTTGCAATGGGCTCGGCTCCTAGTGAAATAAAACAACAAGATTTTGATGGACGTGTAGACGTTGTACCAGTGTCTGATCCTAACATTTTTTCACAAAGCCAAAGGATTACGTTAGCACAAGAATTGTTACAAATGGTTCAATCCAATCCTGAAATACACGGACAACAAGGTCTGTACGAAGCATACAAAAGAATGTACGCAGCTTTGGGTGTGGAC